GTTTTTTTAACTTCACAACATACTGTTATACTTGATGATATAGCTAATGAGGATCCAAATTTAGGTGATCCTGGTTCACTTAATGTAGTTATCCAAACTATGAATAATCAGGCTTTTTGTCCTGATCAAGCATCATTGGGTATGAAAGGTACTACACCTTTCAGAGGAAAATTGGTGATAGCAACAACTAATGTTAAAAATCTTAACGCCTACCATTACTTTTCTTGTCCATCAGCAATACAACGACGATTCCCTTTCATAATTACACCTACAGTAAAAGATGAGTATAAAGATGAGCGTGGAATGCTTAACTCGTCTAAAGTCGATAATGATGTGGCTTACCCTAATTTGTGGAACTTTAAAATTGAGGTTGTTCGACCCATACCAGTTTCACACGGTAAACGATATGCTTCCATAGAAATTATACACGAAAGTGTAGAAATAAGAGAACTATTATTATGGTTAAGTGAAGCTATAACCAGATTCAATGCTGATCAAACTCGTGTTGAATCGTGCAATAATTTGATGTTGGATACAGAACTATGTTTGTGTTGTAATCTCCCTGACACCCTTTGTACCGTCCGACCTCAGGGTTGTATGGAAACTATAGGTGTATTATCCTGTTTTGTAGCACTTTTTTGTGCTTGGTGGTTTTGTGTGCAAAAAATATTTAAACGTATAACTGACCGCCCTGATGTTGCTAAAATAATATTATTTATGTCTTATTACACATGGATGAAACGCAATATTGATTTATATAATTATCAATATGGCCAAATTGTTCGTCGAGTTACAGCAATAGATTGGTCCAATATGGGAAATCGTATGATGAGAGCTATGGGACAACCTGCTGTTTGTGCTACTCTTGCAATCACCTTAACATCTATAATTACCTTTTGGAAAATGTATAAAACATTAACACCTCAAGGTGATAATGAAGAGGAGAAATTTTTACGAGAAGAGCGTGAAATGTTCGGTGTAATTTCATCAGCTGACGTTGGCACTAGACCTGTACCAGAACTTTCTGGTAGAGAGAATGTTTGGTATAATAATGCATTTGATCTTTCAACAGCTAACTTCACTCGGGAAAGTTCCTCATCTAAGAGTGTTTCTTTTGAAAATTTCTGTGAAAAAATTTCCCAGAATGTTTGTTATTTTACACTCATTAATAATGAAAAGAAAAGCCGCAGAGGTAGAATGTTAGCTTTAGGAGGTCATATATATGTGACAAATAATCATAATATATGTGATGTTAGTTCAAGTGGAATGATTAATATGGTTTTTACGCATGCTAAAGGTGTAAATTCTAATGCAGAATTTTTAATTAGTGAAAGTGATGTTCATCGTATTCCTGAACGTGATTTATGTTTCTTAACACTAAGATGTTTACCACCCAAGAAGAAGATATATCAATATATACAAAAAGGTAATAGTAATGGTGTCTTTAATGGTTCTTATATAAATAGATCTAGTGAGGGAAAAATCATCATCAACACTGTGAAGAAAATAAAATTGTTACCTGAACGTAAAATTATTGATAAAACTTTTGATATTGATAGTAAACATAATCTTTGGAGTGGTCAAAGCGAAATTTCTACATCGGTAGGAGATTGTGGTATGCCTTTAGTCATAAATAGTAGTTATGGTTATAGTATAGTTGGTTTACATTTCTTGGCTAACGAAAAAGTTAAAGGTGAAGTGTACGCTACATCTCTTGATGGTGAATTCATAACTCAAGTATATGATAGCTTGAAAATGCACAATGTTGGTGAAGGTGATTTGTCTATGATTTCAAGTGCTAGCAAAGATAGAAAAGTTACTGAATTGCATAAGAAATCAATCTTTCGTTATCTTGATACTGGTAATATTGATGTTTATGGCTCATTTACAGATTTTAGAGGTAAAAGTAAATCTAGTGTGACTAAGACACCTATGAGTAAATACCTTCAAGACAAGGGTTATGGTGTTAATTATACAAAACCTGAAATGCAATCTTGGGTACCTTGGCATATAGCAGCCAAAGATCTAGTTGAACCCATCAATTGTCTTGACACTGGTATATTGGATTTATGCGCTCAAGGTTATATCAATGATGTTATGAAGAGTATTGACATTAAGAAAATTAAAGAGATGTTACATCCATTGGATGACTTTACCGCTGTAAATGGTGCACAAGTAGCATATATTGATAAAATCAATAGAAATACTAGTGCTGGTAATCCTTGGAAAATGAGCAAGAAATTTTTCATGAAAAGCATACCACCATTACACGGTATGTTGGATCCTGTTGAAGTTAATGATGAAATAATGGATCGTGTTAATGAAATTTTAACTACTTACAAACGAAACGAAAGATCACACCCTAATTTTTGTGCCCATTTAAAAGATGAACCTGTGTCTTTCAAAAAAGCATCTATAGGCAAGACGAGAGTTTTCACAGGAGCACCCTTCGATTGGACTATAGTGGTTAGAAAATACCTTCTCAGTTTCACACGATTATTGCAGAATGAGCGATTATCATTTGAAGCTGCACCTGGAACCATAGCTCAATCAATAGAGTGGCAAGAAATGTATGATTATATTATTAAGCATGGTCCTGAAAATATAGTTGCTGGTGATTATAAAGCTTTCGATAAGAAAATGAGTCCAAAAGAGATCCTCTTAGCTTTTGATATTATTATATATTTTCTAGAATTATCAGGTAATTACACAGATGAAGATAAACAAATCGTTCGTTGTATAGCAGAAGATACCGCTTTTGCTTTAGTGGATTTCAATGGTGATCTTGTACAATTGTATGGTTCCAATCCTTCCGGTAATCCGTTGACTGTTATCCTTAATGGTATAGTTAATAGTATTCGTATGCGTTATGTGTATTATATGTTGCATCCTAATAATGACGTTAGTACATTTAAGGATAATGTAAGTTTGATGACCTATGGTGATGACAACATAATGTCTGTTAATAAAAACACCAGATGGTTCAATCATACTGCAATAGCTAACACTTTCGCTGAATTAGATATAGTTTATACTATGGCTGATAAGGAAGCAGAAAGTGTTCCTTTTATACATATTAATGAGGCATCTTTTTTGAAACGCAAGTGGAGAAAAGATGAAACTTTAAATTGTATGGTGGCGCCCTTGGAACATGATTCCATTGAAAAGATGTTGATGGTCTGGAACAGATCAAAATCCGTAACTGAGGAATATCAGGGAATAGCAGTCATATCCACTGCATTGAGAGAATATTTCTTTTATGGCAGGGAGACTTTTGAAGAAAAGTTACTACTATTCAAACAACTCGTGAAAGATCTAAATTGGGATCTTTGGGTCGAGGA